CTGCCGCTGCATTATCACAAACATCTTTGGAACAATTGTTAATTCAAATTCGCAACGCTGTTGACAACAACGGTAAACGTATTCGCTTAACACCAAAACAAATCGTTACCGGTCCAAGCAACGTATTTCAAGCTGAAGTGTTATTGAAATCAGTTTTGCGTGCTGGTACCGCTGACAACGACATCAACCCTGTTAAATCTTTAGGTTTACTAGGTGACGGTCAAGCTAACTTATCTCGTATCACTTCTACAACTGCATGGTGGGTTCAAACTGATGCACCTGAAGGTTTGAAACTGTTAATGCGTCGCCCATTAGAGAAATCTATGGAAGGTGACTTTGAAACAGACTCAATGAGATATAAAGCGACAGAGAGATACACGCTCGGATGGACTGATCCAAGAGGTTTATTTGGTACGTCTGGCGTTTGAGCCCTTATAAATCAAGCACTTAAGTTAAAAATGGGAACCCGCGAAAGCGGGTTTTCTTTTGCTTATTGATACAGTGTTCCTTCTGTAGTATTATAACAATACACTTAACAGGAGGCATTATGAAAAACGTAATTTACAAAATTAGAAATATTTTAGACAATCATTATTATATTGGTAGCACCGTTGATTCAAGAAAACGGTTTTGGGAGCATAGAAAGAATTTAAGAAATGGGACGCATGACTGTATTCATTTGCAACGTGCATGGAATAAATATGGCGAAGATTGTTTTAAGTTTGAAATAGTTGAGCAATTAAATGATCGCAGTGAATTATATCCAGCAGAACAAAAATGGTTAGATAACCATTTTAAACAAAGTTATTTTTATAATGTGTCGCCTAATGCAGATTCCCCTATGCGAAATGCCACACCAGAAATGCGTGCGCATTTATCTGAAAAATCTAAATCATGGTTTAAAAATAACGCTCATCCAAGAAAAGGATACAAGTTTACAAAAGAAGAAATACAACGAAGCTCGGAATATCACAAAGGCGTATGCGCTGGTGAAAAACACTATCGCTACGGTAAAGCAGTATCAGAGGAAACGCGCAAAAAAATAGGTGACACGCAACGTGGAAAGCCAAAAGGCAAAGGAAGAAAAGTATCACCAGAAGGCATGGCTAAAATAAGAGCAGCATCGAAGGCTGGCCACTACAGTCATTGGCAAGGGAAAACACACACACAAGAAAGCAAAGAAAAAATGTCAAAAAAAGTAATTTGCGTAAACGACAATATTATTTTTTCTAGTCTTACAAAAACGCTTGAACATTATCAAATACAAATGCCAACATTGCGACGCGCATTATTATCTGAAAAGCCAATACAACGTGGACGTTTAACTGGATATATTTTTAAGTATTATGAATGATATGCTAAACTAATATCATCTGGAAACCTTTAACGCTATGCACGACTGACCAGACAGACGACATGAAGACTGCATAGTAAAACCTTTCATGTGAGGAATACATCATGGCTTCAACCACCTTTACAGGACCAGTCACTTCTTTAAATGGCTTTATCGGTCCACAAGTTGTTACAACATCAACAGCGGCTGCAACATTAACTGCCGCACAAAGTGGTACAACTTTCTTTTTAAACTCTGCAACAGAATTTGTAACTACACTTCCTGCACCTGCGGCTGGTTTGATGTACACATTCATCGTAGGCGCAGCTCCTTCTGGCGCAAGCTATACCATCGTTACTACATCAAGTGCTAACATCATTAAAGGTCAAGCGTATCCTGCTTCTGGTGCAGCCGGTGATACCGGCACTGCTGATGACACCATTTCTTTTGTTGATGCACAAGCTGTTGCTGGCGATCAAGTTACTGTGATCAGTGATGGTACATCGTGGTTTGCAAAAGCGTTTTGCGCGGTTGCGGCTGGTGTGACATTTACACAAGCAAGCTAATTTGATGAGGCGTTAATTCGCCTCATTTCAATCAACAGGGGAGCATCATGGCTGACGTAGTAGCATCACAAACATTGCTTGACGGTGAACGATTGTTTATTGGCAAGTTTACAAATATTTCTGACGGCACAGGTGAAACTGCGGTTGTCAAAATTAATCCATCAACACTTAGCGTGAACGCTTATGGTCGCGCATGTAATGGCGTTAAGATTAATAAAATATGGGCAACCACGCATGGCATGGAAGTGCGTATTTTATGGGACGCAACAACAGATGTTTTTGCATGGATGATTCCGCAAAATACCAATTATCTAATGGATTTTTCTAGTTTTGGTGGTTTGCAAAACAATGGTGGAACAGGTGTTAATGGCAACGTGTTATTCACAACAGTAGATATGTCTGCCGGTGATATGTACACAATTGTCATTGAGTGCATTAAAACTTATGCAAACGCATAACAGAGGATAGGATCATGGGCGCAACATTAAAATACGGTGAGTTTGAATTCGGACCGCAAATGCATTACAGCAAAGGCGGTGCGTGTGGATATAAAGAAGGGGGCACCGCTAAGAAAGCATCATCATCTACTATGTGCAAAGCAAAAGGTGGCAAAGTAGCTCCTAAAATGTGCAAAGCAGAAGGCGGAAAGGTAGTTGAAAAAGCTACTGGTGAAAAGTACGCCAGCAAAAAAGCAATGATGCAACATGAGAAACGTGAATCACCACGCGAGCAACGTCAGGAAATGATGAAAGGAAAAATTCCTGTTCGCAAGTCAGTTCCTGTGGCATCGAAGTCACCTTTGATTGCTATGAAGAAAGGCGGTAAGTGTTATGCGGATGGTGGACGAGTAAATGCAGAGATAGACAAAGCAATTGCAGATGGACGAGCTATGCCAAGTGCAGAAGCTAGAGCTGCGTATGCTAGAAAAATGGAATCAAATAAAGCACGCGCAATAGCAGAAGCACAAATGCGAGATAATGCAGCTAGACAAGCTAGACCACAAGTGCAAAACATGCCTAGCAATGCCAATTTGACAATGGCACCAAGTAGAAACCCAGCAATAACTGATATGAACAATCCACAAGCTCCACAATATGGCAAAGGCGGAAAAGTAGCACCGTCTAAGAAAAAATAGATTTTACACCGACTATTCAATTATAATTGGATAACACGGGCAACTGTATCAGTATGCCGTCAAGACTTTTAAACTGAGGTTACGATGGCATATTCTGATAGTATTTCCAACACAACATTTAACGCTCTGAAGGTCGTAGATCACGCCTTTAGACGTTGCCGATTAACAGCGCAGGCGATTACTGCTGAGATGCAGGATTATGCTTTGGATTCGCTGTATCTTTTCTTGTCTGAACTAGCAAACATCAAACCACCGAGCTGGTGCATTGAGAAGGTCATCCTTCCAATGTACGAAAATCAGCCAATTGTGACACTTCCAATTGGCACCGTTGATGTACTAAATTTAAATTATCGTGTCTTGCAGTTATTGTCAGGCGCAGAAACCACAACATCCACCAGCTATAAAGTTGATTTTACATCACAGACTGTCGTCACGACTGTGGGTATCAACTGGTCAGCAAACTCAGTTGCGGTTACGTTTCAAGTCAGTGATAACGGATCAACATGGATAACCGTTGGATCATCTAATGTCACGGCTGTTGCTGGTGATATTGTTTGGACTGATATTTCTGCGGCTAAGGCGTATAGTTATTTTAGAATAACGTCAACGAGTCCGATGAGCTATTACGCTATTACGCTTGGCAATATGCCACAAGAAATTCCACTTGGTTTACTTAACCGCGACGACTACGTTAATCAAAGCAACAAAGTTTTCCCATCTCGCCCAAACTCTTATTGGTTTCAACGTGACTTGCCAAGTCCAGTGGTCAATATCTGGCCTGCACCATTTCTTGCGGCAGAGCAAGCGCAGTTGATCCTTTGGCGGCAAAGACAGATTATGGACACCACAAACCTTCAACAAGACGTAGAAGTTCCTCAGCGTTGGCTTGAAGCTATCGTAAATGGTCTTGCTGCGAGAATGGCGGCAGAAACACCCGCAGTTGATGCTAATTTAATTCCAGTGCTTGATCAAAAGGCGGCTATGTCAATGCAACGTGCATGGGATGGTGACAATGATGGTAGTCCAACAAAAATTAATCCTGGCATTGGCTGTTACACAAAATGAGCATTTATTTAGACACAACAGGAGAACCTACACTTGGCATTGGAATATGTGCCAGATGTTCGCGTAAATTCAAATTAGCTGAATTGCATCCTGATCCTAATTACCCAAACTTAATGGTGTGCAAAGAAGATACCGACGAATACGATCCTTATCGTCTTGCACCAAGACCGCCAGATCAAATTGTATTGCCATTTAATCGACCAGACGTTTCACTTAACACGCATCCTGCTGGTGTAATCCAAGAGGCTGGCGACGAATTTTTCATTACCGAAGACGGTAATTCTTATCTGGAGATGTAAAGAATGTCTGACGTACCAAGTAATTTAATCCCAACGCGGATAACGCAGCTACCACTAGCACCTGTTGCATCAGAGGATAGTTTGATGATGATTGTCTACAACGGCAACAATTATCAAATCAGAGTCGGAGATCTTTTGAGTGTTGCTGGTGTTCCTACAACACGGCAAGTTATCGCTGGCACCAGTTTAACGGGTGGCGGTCAACTTTCTAGCAATGTAACGCTTAGTGTGGCAAATGGTGGCATTACAGGAAATCAACTTAATACGACGGGTGTTACTGCTGGATCTTATGGTGATGCTACCAATATTCCTGTGTTTACGGTTGATGCAAATGGTCGCGTAACAGCCGCATCAACGATTGCCGCAACCATTTCTGGCTACGTTCCTACCACACGTCAAGTGATTGCTGGCACTGGTTTAACTGGTGGTGGTGCGTTAAACTCCAATGTAACGCTTGCTGCTAATCTTTCTGATAGCACACCACTTGCGGGATTAACAACGGGATCGGCTGGTGTTGCCACATCTATGTCACGATCAGATCACAAGCATCCGCAGGTTGATTTATCGAGTGCGAATGAAGTTGAAAATATTCTTGGTTTAAGTCACGGTGGCACTGCAAAAAGTATTGTACCGATGGCAGGTGCTGTTGTTTGGTCTGGTGCTGACGGTCTTTATGTTAGTGCGGCTGGAACGGCTGGGCAAGTTTTAGTTTCTGGCGGATCTTCTGCGCCAACATGGGGTTCAGCTATTATTCTTTCTGACCAACCTGCTAACGTGGTTTATGCCGGACCTGTAAGTGGGGTTGATGCACCTTCAGCGTTTCGCGCTTTAGTTAATGCTGATTTGCCAGCATCTGGTGTTACTGCTAATACTTACGGATCATCAACCACAGTTCCTGTTATCACAGTCAATTCTAAAGGTATTGTTACTAGTGTTACGACTTCATCCATAATTGGTACGTTGTCATATCAAGGTGGTTGGAACGCATCAACAAACGTACCGGCTTTAGTTTCTAGTGTTGGCACCAATGGTTATTATTATGTTGTTACCGCTGCGGGATCTACAAATTTAAACGGTATCACTGATTGGGCAATAGGTGATTGGGCAATATTTAATGGTACGGTTTGGCAAAAGATTGATCAGACTAACACAGTCACGTCAGTAAACGGTCAAACTGGTGCAGTTAGCGTTGGCACGGTGACTTCTGTTGCAATGACAGTTCCAACTGGTTTGTCTATTAGTGGTACGCCAATTACAACGTCTGGAACATTAGCACTAACGCTCTCTGCCGGTTATTCAATTCCAACGGACGTTAATCAAACAAATTGGACAACAGCTTACACACAAACACAGCAATGGAATGGCGGTAGTACAAACTTAGTTTCCGCTACAGGCAGAACATCGCTGGGTGGTACGACGGTTGGTCAAAGTATGTTTACGCTTACCAATCCAAGTGCAATCACGTTTCCAAGATTTAACGCAGATAACACGGTCAGTGCTTTAGATGCCGCTGATTTTAGAACAGCTATTGGTGCTGGTGGTGGATCTGTGACAAGCGTAAGTGGTACCGGAACTGTTAACGGCATTACATTGACTGGAACTGTAACTAGTTCTGGAAGTTTAACGCTTGGTGGAACATTAAGTGGCGTTAGTTTAACAACGCAAGTATCTGGAACACTTCCTGTCGCTAATGGTGGTACAGGCACAACAACGCCTGCTTTGGTTGCTGGGACAAACATAACAATCACTGGTACATGGCCAAATCAAACTATTAACGCTACAAGCGGAAGTAGTGGGACGGTGACATCCGTTTCAGTTGTCAGTGCAAATGGTTTTGCAGGAACTGTTGCAACCGCTACAACAACACCAGCTATTACATTGACTACAAGTATCACTGGGGTTCTTAAAGGTAACGGCACAGCTATTTCTGCGGCTGTTGCTGGTACAGATTATCAATCAGCGCAAAGCGTGACTGGAATGGTTAAGTCAAGTGGTACAACCAGATCTGCGGCTACGTCTGGAACAGATTACAGCGCAGGAACTTCTGCTTTAGCAACAGGTATTTTAAAAAGCACAACAACAACTGGTGCATTGACGATTGCTGTTGCCGCAGACTTTCCAACGCTTAATCAAAACACAACAGGTACAGCAGCTAATTTAACTTCGGCAACCACATTGCCAAGCGGCATGACTTTAGTCGCACCCATATTAGGAACGCCTGCGAGTGGAACTCTTACAAATTGTACAGGTTATACTTATGCAAATCTGAGTGGTACAGTTCCTACATGGAATCAAAACACAACAGGCACAGCAGCAGGTCTTTCTGCTACCTTAGCTATTGCATCTGGTGGAACTAATTCAACAGCAACACCAACTGCTGGTGGTGCAGGTTATGGTACTGGTACAGCGCACGCTTACACAGCGGCAGGAACAGCAGGTCAGGTGTTAACATCGGCAGGCGCAAGCGCACCAACGTGGAGTGGTATTAACGGAGGCACATTCTAATGATTGGCGAGCTAATTACTAAAGTATTTGATGAGCGTAATGCAAGTCATGCAAGGCATTGGACAACTGATTCTTATGCACAGCATCAGGCATTGGGCGAGTTTTATGATGAATTGATAACACTAATTGATAAATTTGTTGAAGCACAAATAGGAACTTTTGGTAAAATTGAAGAAATTCCAAATGATGATCCGCATATTGAAAAGCTCATTCGTGACAATTTATCTTGGATAAATGACAATCGCAGTGAATTATCAAACAATGTGCCAGCACTTGAAAACATATTAGACGAACTAGCGGGTTTGCACATGTCAACCCTATTTAAACTTGAAAATTTGAGGTAACAACATGGCAGCTTCTGGTTTCACACCCATTCAGCTTTATCGAACAGCAACAGCAAGTACATCGCCTACGTCTGGAAATTTAATCGCAGGTGAGCTTGCAATCAATTACAACACCGCTGATATGTCGGTTTGGGCATTAAACAGCGGTGGATCGGTAATAAGATTAATGAACAACCCTGCTGGTTTGAAATATCCAACAACAGATGGAACAGCAAATCAAATAATCAAAACTGATGGCGCGGGAAATTTAACGTTTGTAACACCGGCTTCACCAGGAACAGGCACAGTTACTTCAGTAAGCGGAACAGGAACGGTGAGCGGTTTGACGTTATCCGGCACAGTAACCTCGTCGGGCAGTTTGACGTTAGGAGGTTCAATTACTGGGTTTGTTGCAACAGGCGGTGCGCTTGGTACACCTTCTAGCGGTACGTTGTCATCTTGTACGGTTGATGGAACAAACGCAGTTGGATACAAAAATATTCCGCAAACAGGCTCGGATAAAACGACTGCATACACTCTAGCTATTGGGGACGTGGGTAAATATGTTGGTGTTGGAACAAGCGGTTCTATTGTCGTGCCAACTTCTACGTTTGCAAATGGCGATGCAATTTCTGTTTTTAACAACACAACAGGTAATATTACTATTACGACTAGTGCGCCTACAGCCTATATTGGCGGAACAAATACGGTAAAAACCTCTATCACTTTAGCTACTCGCGGTATTGCTACGATTTTGTTCGTCAGCGCAACCGTATGTGTTGTAACAGGTAACGTGTCATGACAGGTGTTATGCAAGTTATGCTTGGCGGAACTTATAAAGCTCCCGGGCCTACCACTATTGGGCAAGCCTACGGTGGTGGATTTTACGCTGGTAAGATTAACGTTTCTGGTACGCAATATTATCTAATTGTTGCTCCTAAAGCCTCTGGCGAAAATTCAAGTCGCGCATGGGGCGTTTATGGAGTGACAACGGGAATAACGTCTGTCATTAATGGACCAACAAACTCTGCGTCATTAGCTGCGTTCGGCGCGTCATATCAAGCTGCCGTATTTGCTGAAGGCTTAACAATAGGGGGTTATAGCGATTGGTATCTACCTGCTAAAAACGAGCTAGAAGTGCTGTATTATTTCTTAAAACCGACTACTAACGCTAACAGTACTGCATCGGGTTCAAACGCAAATGCCGTATCACCAGAGCCTATAAGCACAAACTACACTAGTGGTTCACCAGCTCAAACAAGTGCTGGCATTGGATTTAGAGATGGTGAAGCAAATGCGTTTGACTCTGACTTCTATTGGTCTTCTACTGAGTACGATGATGTCGACGCATGGCGTCAGGGCTTCACCGTTGGCGGTCAGGGCAGCTACCTTAAACTCGGTAGTGCCTACGTCAGAGCTGTTCGGAGAGTACCCGTATAACAAAATAGGATAAAATCATGTACATACAAATCACAAACATTGACGCAGATACAGGTATTCTTTGCACAGAAGCACCAATGCGAACAGGACCGGCACTCCCAAATGTAAAGGGATTTCGGTTTATCTTCCAAAACGAATCTGATTTTCCTATTGCATCAAATCAAGATGGTTCTTTGACTAATCCTCCATTACTCTATGGAACGTGCGATGATGATGCAGATACAAGCCTTGTTGGCGTTTTAAAAGTGTTGTCGCAAGCTGAATTTGACGCGGATAAACAAGCAGAACATCAAGCTAGAAAACCTTATCCATCATGGGTAGGTGACATCGACACCATGTCATGGCAACCGCCTTTACCTTATCCACAAGATGATAAACAGTATTACTGGGACGAACCTTCTACGTCTTGGAAAGAGCAAACACCTGTGGTACAGCTTCCATGAAAACTTTTGAACTAGGTTACTTTGGTAATATTTGGGTTAAGCAGAACGTTCTAGAACTAGCTGGTGAAACGCACGGTGGACATGAGCATAAGTTTGACCATGTGACATTGCTTGTGTCTGGCAAGGTATCAGTTGAAATTGAAGGTCATGAGCCTAAAGAATTTACTGCACCAACATTTATTGTTATTCGCAAAGAACATCAACACAAAATTACAGCCGTTGAAGATGGCACGGTCTATTACTGTGTTTACGCGCTACGCAATATGGACGGTGAGCCAATTGAAGAGATATATGGCGAACAACATGACCCTGAATCAGCCAGTGCTAGAAATGAAGGGTATTGGGAAAAAGTTAAGGAGATAGATAAATGAACAAAATCCTTAAAGCGTGGAACTATTTAAATGCAAGACTAAAAGAGCCTTCTACCTACGCAAGTGTGGCGGCTTTAGCAACTATGGCGGGTATGAATATTGAAGAAGGTCCTATCCATGATGGTTTGACTGCGGCAGGTGTGGTTTTTGGTATGATTGGATTGTTTGTATCAGAAGGTAAATAATATGAACAAATACTTCAAACCGGAAGAATTTGAGTGTCACTGCGGGTGCGGAGAGAAAGACGTTAATCCTAAGCTCGTAGAGCTACTTAATCGCATCCGTGAGTCTTTTGGCAAACCTATTACTATTATGAGCGGTAGAAGATGTGAAGCACACAACACGAAAGTAGGCGGTGCAAAGCATAGCCAACACGTCTTAGGTAATGCAGCCGACATTAAAGTAAAAGACGTACCGCCAAAAGAAGTGCAAGAATACCTCATGAAGCATTTTGATGACGATTGCAAAGGTCTTGGACGCTACAATTCTTTTACCCATATTGATGTTCGTGATGGTAAAATCGCACGTTGGAATGGTTAATTTTTTAACTTAAATAGAAGGCAAAGGACATGGACCTTAATCGCGATAGTTTAAAGGCACTTTTCTTGGAAGCTCTGCAAGAGCATCATGAAGAAGTCATTGACTCTCATGCATCACATCACGAATGGATACAAGAAAGAATAGAATCTGAAAAGTTAAAGAAAGAAATGCTTAAAAAAGTAACAGAAGCCGCAATCCAATGGTCAGTTGCTGGTCTTTTAGGAGCAGCGGCTTATTGGATGCAAGCGCATTTTAAGCCATAAAAGATAGACTACACGCGGTACAAATACTATAATTTAATAAAAATGTGCCTGCTGCAACAGCTCGCTTGTGATAACTTGGAGTCATTATGAGCAACAATAGCAGCGTAACATACACAACACTACTTACAGACCTTCGACGGTACCTAGAGCGTGGTTTCACGCAAGAGTCTGATCCATACGTTTATGAGCAACTTCCTCGGCTTATAACGCTTGCTGAACGCAGAATTTCCCGTGAACTTAAAGTCACAGGATTTATTGTGCCAGTCACCACAACATTGCCTGCTGGCGTTTCAGTTTATCCAAAACCTGATAGATGGCGTGAAACCGTATCAATGCATATTGGTACTAATGCAATTCACGGCAGATCCTATGAGTATATTCGCAATTATTGGCCTGACAGTGAAGAAACTGGCACACCAGAGTATTATGCTGATTATGATTATTTTCATTGGTTAATTGCGCCAACACCTGCTACTGACACCACCATAGAGATCCTTTATTACGAGCAACCACGATTTCTCGGTGAAGAAACTCAAACAAACTTCATTACTGACTTTGCGCCAGATTTATTGCTGTACGGTACGTTACTTGAAGCAGCACCTTATCTTAAAAATGATGCACGCTTGCAAACTTGGCAAACGCTTTATGATCGTGCAGCGCAATCACTTAATGGCGAAGATCTGCAACGCATTCTTGACCGAACTGCAATTAGGAATAAAGCATAATGACAACATCATACAATTACGTTTTTGGCGGTGCTACCGTCTATCCATCTGAAGTTAGCTACGAATCATTAACGCTGACAGCAAACGTACAATTAAGCTGGCCGGAAGAAACTTCTGCGTCAAGCAATCTTGCTGCTAAGATTATTGATATTCAAACTGTTACGGCTGGATTAAAGATTTTACTTCCTGATGCACAAAAAGCAGGAACTGGTCAGACAATCTTATTCAACAATATTGGCACGCAAACTATCATCATTGCTAATTATGATGGAACACAAGTGGTGTCGATTGCAACTGGGACACTGTGGCAAGTTTATTTAACAAACAATTCAACATCTGCTGGCGTATGGCGTTCACTGCAATATGGTGCGGCTACTTCACAAACTAATGCATCCTCATTAGCTGGAACAGGCATTGTTGCAGTTGGCACTGTGTTATCACAGTCTGTGCCAGTCACCACTTTTAGTGCTAACTTTACATTGGGCGTTACAGATCGCGCCAAGATGTACAACTGGACGGGTGCAGGGGGTATCGTCACATTCCCATCGGCTGCAACGGTTGATAATTGGTTTATTTATTTGCGAAATTCTGGAACGGGTGCAATTGTTGCAACACCAGCAGGAACAAACACAATTGATGGTTTAGCATCTTTAAGTTTTCAACCTGGTGAATCAGCTATTATTGCATCGGATGGCAGTAACTTTTACACCATAGGATTTGGTCAACCTGCGACATTTGCGTTTGATTACACGTCTATTGCTGTAGCAGGCACTGGCACCTATACACTTTCTGGATCTGAATTAAATCGAGTTGCTTACAATTTTACCGGCTTATTAACTGGCAATCGCACCATCATTGTTCCAACAACGGTACAGCAATATTGGATCACCAATAGTACGACAGGATCTTATACGTTTACAGTTAAAACAGCCGCTGGTGCTGGTGTTACGATTACACAAGGTCAACGTGGTATTTATTACTGCAATGGCACTGATTTTCTTATTGCCGATACTGCCTCTATTGCACTTCCAATTGATATTTCGCAAGGTGGTACTGGCGCATCAACTGCGGGTGGTGCATTAATCAATTTAGGTGGTGGATCCACTGGTATTAGTATTTTTTCTGCTGTTACTCAGACTAATGCATGGACTGCGTTGGGTACTGCTCAGTCTGGTAATGTCAATGGTGGGACGTTCTAATGAGTACCATCATCTTAAAGTCAGATCCTGGCATTAAACGTGACGGAACCAAGTTTGAAGGTAATGCTTACGTTGATGGCCAGTGGGTTCGCTGGCAACGTGGTCTTCCACGCAAGATTGGTGGATTTAGATCAACAACCAAATATTTGCCAGAAAAAAGCA